TTCTACTGCCCATACGTACCGTTGCAAATGGTTCGTGCAGTTGACACTGGCACATTCCAACCAAAGATTGGCTTCAAGACTCGTTACGGTCTAGTTGCTAACCCATTCGCTCAAGGTACTGCACAAGGTGCTGGTGCTCTTACAGCAATGAGCAACTTGTACTATCGTTCATTCAAGATTGCAAACATTATGTAATCTTGACCGATAGGTCAAACCACCGTTAAGAGTGGTACTTTAAAGAGGACTCCGTAAAAAGAGTTCTCTTTTTTATTGGAGCATAAATACACATATGACAGCACTCAATAGAACCCCAACCGCTACCAGTTTCCTTCAACCGAATAAGTTTCAGTTGAATTTCTCTAGGTTACCTAACATGCAATTCTTTTCACAGATTGTTAGTGTGCCTGGTATATCCATTTCTGAAGCAATTCAAACAACACCTTTTGTTGATTTGTATGCGCCAGGCGAAAAGGCAATTTACGACCTTTTAAACGTTACCTTTATGATTGAAGAAGATTTAAGTTCTTGGATTGAGTTGCACGATTGGATTCGTGCTATGTCTTTTCCTAAAGAATTTGAAGAATATCAAAGACTTGGTCTTCTGAACAAACAAGCTGCTCAAAGGTTAACAAAAACGCCACAGTATTCTGATTGTACGGTAACAATCTTATCTGCGGCAAATAACCCAATCATCAAGTTTAAATACTATGATGTTTTTCCTACTTCCATATCTTCCTTTGTAATGAGTGCAAGTGATGGTCCTGATTCAATTATTACGGCAGACGCCTCATTCAGGTATTCTTACTTTGATATTGAAAAAATTACTTGACATTACTGCCACCTTTTGATATACTCCTTTAACTAGGAGGATTTTATTTTATGAGCAAAATTGATGATTTACTTGCCGAATGGGCAAAAGATTCTGTTATAGACCGAACAGAGCCAGGCAAGGCTCTGTTGGACATTCCTAAACTTCATAGCAAGTACTTGAACATTCTTTCTAATCACCGTCTTCTAATACGTGATTCAGAGTTTAAGTATAATCGTATGAAGAAACTTAAATGGGAATATTATACTGGCAAACTTGATGATGATGAATTACAAAAACACGGATGGAGTCCGTTTCCATTTGTGTTAAAATCCGACATATCTACATACTTAGATAGCGATGAAGATATGAACAAGTATATTGCATCTAAAATTTTACACGATGAAATTGTTGATATCTGTCAAAGCATTTTGAAGGAATTAAACTCTCGCACTTTTCAATTGAGAGACTTTATAGCATGGGAAAGATTCATACAAGGTGTCTGATTTAATATTACATAAGAAGAATGAGGCATTCATTTCATTTGAATGTGACAGAAGTATTGCTCAAGAACTGAGTGACTACTTCACATTCTTCGTTCCTGGTTATCAATTCACACCTGCATTTAAATCCAGAATGTGGGATGGTAAAATTAGATTAGCAGACTTGCGGTCTTTTACCACATATCATGGACTTGTTCCTTATATTCAAAAGTTTTGTGAAGAACGGGATTATACATTAGAGGTTGATTCGGATGTAAATGTTACGGAAGAATTCTCTGGTGTTGAGGCATTAGAGTTTATTCAAACACTTAATCTGCCACATGAAGTAAGAGAGTATCAATGGAAATCTTTTATTCATGCAATACGGAACAAGCGTATTTTACTCTTATCTCCAACGGCTAGTGGCAAAAGTCTCATACTCTATATGATTGTTCGCCTGTTACAACATGCAGACTATAAGAAAGGTCTGTTAATTGTACCAACCACTTCATTAGTGGAACAGATGTATAGTGACTTTGCATCATATGGTTATGATTCTGAACAATACTGCCATAGACAATATTCAGGTAAAGACAAACATACTAATATGTTTCTTACTATTACCACATGGCAATCAATCTATAAAAATCCAAAAGAATACTTTGAACAATTTGATTTTGTTCTTGGTGATGAGGCACATCAATTTAAAGCTAAGTCACTTACAACAATTCTCTCTGGATGCATTAACGCTAAATATAGGATAGGAACAACAGGTACATTAGACGGCACACAAACACATAGACTTGTGTTAGAAGGTTTGTTTGGACCTGTTTATAAAGCAACAACAACATCTGAGTTGATTGAAAAAGGTCAACTTGCAGATTTTAAAATTAAATGTCTGATTCTTAAATACAATGATTCAATTTGTAAACAATCAAAGGATTGGGACTATAACACCGAGATAGATTACATAGTTCAAAATAAAGCAAGAAACGATTTCATTCGCAACTTAGCTTTATCTTTAACTGGTAACTCTCTTATATTATTTCAATTTGTGGAGAAACATGGAAAAGATTTATATGCGAATATCAAAGAACATGCAGTCAATAGGCATGTATTCTTTGTTTTTGGTGGCACCGATGTTGAGGTTAGGGAATCAATTCGTGCAATTACTGAAAAAGAAAGAGATGCTATCATTGTTGCTTCATATGGCACTTTCTCTACTGGCGTTAATATCCGCAACCTTCATAATATTATTTTTGCCTCCCCTTCCAAGTCCAGAGTTCGCAATCTTCAATCGATAGGTCGTGGTTTAAGGATAGGAGAAAACAAAACAAAAGCCGTTCTATTTGATATTGTCGATGATTTTCGTATAGGCAAATATGCCAATTACACATTGAAACATTTCATCGAGCGTGTTAAAATATACGATGAAGAAAAATTCAACTATAAGTTTTATAACATAGAATTAAAAAATGGAACAGACAACTAATACTAACATTAAAATCGTAAGACTGCAAAGTGGTGAAGATATCATGGCAGATATGATTGAAGATGAAGAAAATGATACCGTTATGTTAGATAATCCAATGCACATCATATTTAAAAGAATACCTACGGGTCAAACTGTTATGATGATGATGCCTTGGTTACCAATCGAATTGATTAAAGAAAATAATGCAATTCTTTTTACCTCAGATATCCTTACTGTAATTGAACCTAAGGATGATTTAGTCGAGTATTATGGTAATGTTGTTGTTGAAGCACAACATAGAATGGAAGAACAAAGAAAGTTCACTAGTCTTGAGGAACAATATGACGAGGGAGAGGAAGAAGAATATGATGAAGAAGAAATTGATGAGGATGATTTATATGATATCATGCAACAGAGAAAACGGAGTAACATACATTAATCATTTTCAAACGGAACACCGCTATGATACATGTTGTCAAGCGTTTTGTCAACAGAAAGACAGGTAATTATGGATACAATTGATACAACAACTAAACCGAAAAAAACTAAACACTATGTAAATAACGCTGACTTCTTGGCGGCACTTATTACATATCGTGAAAAATGCGACATTGCCAAATCAGAAGGCAAGGAAGACCCACAGATTCCAAACTATATTGGAGAGTGTTTCTTTAAGATTGCAGACCACCTATCACGAAAACCTAACTTCATATCATATTCATTCCGAGATGAAATGGTATCAGATGGCATTGAAAACTGCCTGATGTATTTCAGAAACTTTGATCCGGTAAAAAGTACCAACCCTTTTGCCTACTTTACGCAAATCATTTACTTTGCATTTCTTCGCCGTATTATGAAAGAGAAGAAACAATTATATGTTAAGTATAAGGCAACAGAACAATTTGGTTTACTAGGTGAAGGTGAAATGTTTGAAGATTCAGACGGCAATATGAAACAGTTCCAACTATATGACAACATTTCGGAATTCATTCATAACTTTGAAGAAAGTAAACGGAAGAAAAAAGAAGGCAAAGTCAAAGGTGTAGAAAAGTTCATGGAAGATTTGCCTGAATAGTATTGACAATTAATTCAAAAGGAGTTACAATGGATAGATTAAAGGTGGAACATCACATCAAACATCTACAAGAAAAACATGACGACCTTGATAAACGAATAACGCCATCTTCGGCAGATTTTATTGTTCGTGTATTAAAAAAAGAAAAACTTCAACTTAAAGATGAAATTGAAAAACTGAAAAAACAAATACAATGAAATTATGCATTTTAGGTGACACACACTTCGGCGCTCGAGGTGATTCGATTGACTTTCACAAATACTTTCAGAAATTTTATGATGAGGTATTATTTCCATACCTGCGTGAAAACAATATAAAAGTAATTTTTCAAATGGGTGACTTATTCGATAGACGAAAGTTTATCAATTTTAATTCACTCTATTTGTGCCGTAAATATTTCTTTGATAGATGCGAAAGAGAAGGCATCAAATTACATACCTTATTAGGTAATCACGATGTTGCTTATAAGAATACACTTGAAGTAAATTCTTCATCATTACTATTAAATGAATATCACAACATTGAAATATATGATGATTTTCAAACAGTAGAGTTTGATGGTGTTAATATTGATATCGTGCCTTGGTTATGTGACGATAACGAACCTGTTATCTTTGAAAAGATGAAAGAGTCTAAATCACAAATTTGTTTTGGACATTTTGAGATTGCAGGTTTCGAAATGGACAGAGGCAATGTTTGTGATACTGGTATTGACAAACAGTCATTATCAAAGTATGATATTGTTTTAACTGGCCACTTTCATCATAAATCAACTGATGGTAATATTACCTATGTTGGTACGCCTTATGAGATGACATGGGCAGATTGGAATGACCCTAAAGGATTCCATATCTTTGATACGAACACAAGAGGTATGGAGTTCATTCAGAATCC